GAGAGCAGTTGGCGAAGATAACTTCCAACCAAAAATCGGTTTCAAAACACGCTACGGCATGGTTTCTAACCCATTCGTTGGTTCAGCTTCTGGACGTGATGGCTTGGCAACTGCTAAGACTAACCAGTACTACAGAATCTTCCGTGTAGACAACATCATGGTTTCTGCATAAACATAACAAATGAGGTGGGGATTAAACCCCACCCACACAGGCTATCGCTTCTAGGTATCAACTAAGGCGGTAGCCTTTTTTTATGCCTAGTCTTCAACAAGGATCTTTCCTAAATCTATTTTATCGAATAGCGCATCATATCTATCTAACTGAAGTTTACAATGCTTCATTGCATTATCATTAGGAGAGTCCATAGCCTCTAGGGTCTTTAACATATTATCCAATGAAATGGCGGTCTTCTGTGCTCTACACAGTGCTTCATTTGTTATATATTGCATATTCTTATCTCCTACTTATAGATTTCAACGTCAACAGAAAACCCAACTTGATGGTTTGGGTCTCCAACTTGATGACCACTATCGTGGTCGAAGGGTCCTGTCACATATGTGTCACGATCAGGGCGTCCAGTATTTGGCATATTAAATCCTTCCATATACTTTTGCGCTTCTTCCTTTGACTCAAAGAAATAACTGTTTTTCGTGTGCATGACGATCTCTTTCTTTGTTGTTATACATTCTTTATAGTATACGATTCGTGCTATGTCAAGTGTTATTTTGTGTATAAATAGAGATGAAGAGGAGAAGCTATATGACTATATGCACAGTAACCCCCAAAGCAGATGCACAGATTAGTAGGCTTTGTATTGAGAACGATTGTTATGCGATTAGCCTAAACCTTAAAGGTGGTGGTTGTGCAGGATTTGAGTATGATTGGGGTACAATGCAATCGGATGAAGTAAACCCTCAAGATGAAGTCATTGAATGTGAGTCTGGTAACTTCGTAATTAGCACAGCTAGTGTTATGTTTTTAATTGGCACTGAAGTTGACTATGTGCAAAGTCTCACAGGAAGCAACTTTGAAGTCAATAACCCCAACGCTAAGAGTAGTTGTGGATGTGGAGTTAGCGTAAACTTCGACATCGATGCTCTAGCTGTCCCACAATTCTAAGGAAAGACCATGGCAATTTTAACCAAGAACGAGAACTTCTTACAACCAACTGGGTACAAGATATCAATCAATAGGAAAAACTATCCTAACCTTGAGTTCTTTGTTCAATCGGTAGTACATCCATCAGTATCTGTAGCACAGACTGAGGTACAGTATAGTCGTGTCGCAATTCATACTGCTGGTGATAAGATCCTGTATGACGAATTGACTATGGAGATCCTATTAGATGAGGACATGAGTGGTTATAAAGAAATGTACACATGGCTAGAACGCTTGGTTGAGACTAAAGATGTTCGTGCATCCGACATAGGGGTTTCTACAGTAGCCGATATTACGCTGTCCATACTGTCTAGCCACAACAACACAACGAACAAATTCATCTACAGAGACTGCGTCCCAACTTTGCTTGGGAGTGTAAACTTAACTGCTAATGCGGCGGATGTGCAATACATCACTGCGCCGATATCGTTCAGTTTTACCTACTTTGATATCGTATAGATAAGGTATATAAAATGATTATGGAGTTTGATAATGAACCTAGAAACTGTTCTGGAAATGTGGAAAACCGATAGTGTTATTGAGCAATTCAACCTAGATGAGACTAGTAGAAATTCACCAACACTACATGCAAAGTATCTAGAACTTCTGTCAATTGCCAAGTTGCAGTTGAAGAAGGCAGAACTTTCACAAAAATCGCTGTTAAAGAAAAAGTGGCTCTACTATAATGGTAAGCTAACTCAAGACCAAATTGAAGATTTGGGTTGGGAATACGATCCGTTCAATGGTCTTAAAGTTCTTAAGGGGGAAATGGACTACTATTATGATGCTGACACCGATATCCAAAAGACTGTGGAACTAATCACACTGCGACAGACTAACGTAGAAGCACTTAAGGAAATCGTTACTAACATCAATTGGAGACATCAAACAATTGGTAACATGATTAAATGGAGGCAGTTCGAAGCTGGTGGATAAATTAGTAATAACCCAAAAGAATCAATCTGTATGTCTTGTACACACAATACCCGGAATAGCAAATGAATTAGTTGACTTTTTCTCATTCTATGTGCCAGGATACAAGTTCGTACCATCGTATAGGAATAAGATGTGGGATGGAAAGATCCGACTCTTTAATTCTCAGTCATGCGAGTTGCCCATTGGCCTGTTCTCATACGTAGAAGAGTTCGCCAAGGCACGTGGTTATGTCATTGAAATTGAGCACGATTCATACTATGGCAGACCCGACTCGGTTAATGATATCGACTTTGATGATCTAGTCAACTTCGTAAAAGGACTAAAGTTAACAAGTCGGGGTAATAAGATTGCTCCTAGAGAATACCAATTAGAGGCAATGGTAGAGGCTGTTCATCGTAAAAGAGCCATTCTACTATCACCAACAGGATCTGGTAAGTCATTGATCATCTATATGCTGATGCGGTGGATGCTACAGAACTCTACTAAGAAGGTGCTAGTTGTTGTTCCCACAACATCCTTGGTGCAACAGATGTATGCAGATTTCGAAGACTACTCAACCTATGACGAGAGCTTTGATGTAGAGAAGGAAGTGCACAGGATCTATTCTGGTAAACCTAAGATGAACATGAGCCAACGTGTATTCGTATCGACATGGCAGTCTATCTACAAATTACCTGGAGTATGGTTTGAGCAGTTTGGCACCATCTTTGGAGATGAGGTGCACAACTTTAAATCCAAGTCACTTACTGGCATCATGAATAAGAGTAGAGAAGCTGAGTATAGATTTGGTACAACAGGTACACTTGATGGGACTAAAACACACAAGTTGGTGTTAGAAGGACTATTTGGACGTATATATAATGTTACAACCACCAAGAAGCTTCAAGACGATAATACATTAGCACCGTTAGATATTAAGGTTCTATTGCTTAAATATCCAGAAGAGATTAGAAAATCTTGGGGTAAGAAAGACTACCATGCGGAATTAGACTTTATCGTAAAAAATGAAGCAAGAAACCGTTTAATCACTAACCTAGCTTTAGATCAGAGTGGGAACACGTTAGTTCTCTTTCAATATGTCGAAAAGCATGGCAAAGTACTATATGAATTAATTAAGAACAAAGCACACAGTAAGCGTAAGATCTTCTTTGTGTCTGGTGAGGTAGATACTAATGATAGGGAAGCAATCAGGCAAATCGTTGAAACACAAAAGAATGCAATCATTGTAGCAAGTTTAGGTACGTTCTCTACAGGGATCAATATTCGTAACCTACATAACATTGTGTTTGCATCACCATCTAAGTCACAGGTTAAAGTCCTACAGTCTATCGGACGTGGACTGCGTAACTCAGACGATGGATCGACTACACAGTTATATGATATTGCAGATGATTTACACTGGAAGAGCCGAAGGAATTATACCCTTTTACATTCGGCAGAACGTGTTAAGATATACGCAAGGGAATCATTTAAACACAAAATATATGAAGTGGAACTAAAACAATGAGTGACATAAGACAGTTTAAGCTAGTAGATGGGTCTGAGATTGTCTGTGAAGTAATAGATTGGAATAGTGATGAATCTGATGAGGTTGTCATTAAGAATGCCCTAGTCATACACTATGTGATGAAGGATGAACATCGTATGTGCTCTATGCGTCCGTGGATGCTACAACAAGTACAACATGATATGGTAATGGTTTTGAATGCTGGACACATCACTCTTGATGCACAGCCCGCACCAGAGACTATAGATAACTACACAGAAACAGTTAAGTTTCTTCAAATAGATATGAATCTAGAAGATGCTGTTGAGGAATCTATAGAGGAAAGCCTGTCTATCGTGACAGAAGAAGAGAAGAATAACATTATTTCCTTTTTAAGGAATCGCAAAGATAAGTTGCATTAATACCCTCTCCCTGATTCTCGAAGCTGGTCCTTTATTATACTATGGAATAGCGATTCTGTCAACCCCTAAAATGAATAAACCTTCACTATTTTATGCTTTACAACCTGTGTCATATGTGGTACAATAATTGTAATTGAAAGGAGCCACTAATGGCACGAACCAAAAGAGCTAGTATTCACTACGTTAACAATGCAGAGTTTTCTGCGTCTGTTGTTGAGTATGTGAAGACTGTTATGCTTGCTAAGGATAATGAGGTTGCACTACCCATTGTCCCTAATTACATTGCTCAATGTTTTCTAAAGATTGCTGAAGGACTGTCTCACAAGTCTAACTTCATTCGGTACACTTACCGTGAAGAAATGGTTATGGATGCAGTTGAGAATTGTCTACGTGCAGTTGAAAATTACAACATTGAAGCGGCTACACGTACAGGTAAACCCAATGCGTTTGCTTACTTCACTCAAATCTCTTGGTACGCATTCCTTCGACGGATCGCTAAAGAGAAGAAACAACAAGACATTAAGTACAAATTTATGACAACTCAAGGCGTTGAAGCGTTTATGAGCCTAGACATGTCTGAAGAGTTTAGTAGGTTGGTTGGTACTAACTATGTTGATATCTTGAAAGATCGTATCGAAAAGGTCAAAGAGAATGATACTGTTGTTAAAGAGTTTGTTAAAGCGGAGAAGAAACGTAAGAAGCGAGAAGTTAAAGCCGATTCTGATCTTAGTGAGTTCCTAAACGATAAGGACTAATTTATAATGAAAATTGCAATTCTAAATGATACCCATCTTGGGGTGCGCAATAGCGATGATATCTTTCTCAATAATGCTGAGAAGTTTTATACTGATGTATTCTTTCCTCACCTTTTGGCGCATGATATTAAGCATATCGTGCATCTTGGTGATTACTTTGATAACAGAAAGTTCATTAACTTCAATGCTCTTAATCGTAACCGACAGTTCTTTCTTGCAAAACTAAGAGAATATGGCATTACCATGGACATTATCTGTGGTAACCATGACACATTCTTTAAGAATACCAATGAACTGAATAGCTTGAAAGAGCTACTTGGTCACTATATGAATGAGATCCACATTGTACATAAACCTACAGTGATGGACTATGATGGCATGAAGATGGCATTGTTGCCTTGGATTTGTGCTGAGAACGAAGCTGAAAGCTTAGAATTCATTGCAAACTGTAAGGCGGATATCTTGGGTGGTCACCTAGAGCTACAGGGTTTTGATATGATGAAAGGTGTCGTAAACCCTAAAGGTATGGATCCTGCGTTGTTCTCTAGGTTTGAGTTGGTTATGTCTGGACACTTCCATACTAAATCGAATCAGGAGAACATTCATTACCTTGGATCACAGTTAGAATTTACATGGTCTGATGCACACGACAATAAGTATTTCCATACATTAGACACTGAGACACGTGAGATTACAGAGATACGCAATCCCCATACTCTGTTTCATCGCATATATTATGACGATTCTCATAAGTCTGATAAGTATGACGCATACGACTTCAGTCAAGTAGATGGTAAGTTTGTAAAGATAATCGTATTAACTAAGATTGACCTCTTTACATTTGATCGATTTGTTGATAGAATACAAAACAGAGACATTCATGATCTTAAGATTGCCGAGACCTTTCAAGAGTTTCTTGGTGATAAAGTATCTGATGAAGGTATATCGGCTGAAGAGACTTCTGTATTGCTAGATGCCTATATCGAAAATGTCGAAACAGAACTTGACAAGGATCGATTAAAGATGAGCATGCGAGACCTATTTACTGAAGCCCAGTCGTTGGAAATAGTATGAAAACTATTATACACATTAACAGGAACATCATTCAGCGTAATAACAAACGTAGTGAGAGTAAGCCTGTAGTTCGAGTAGAACAGGGTCGTGATATCACATACTGTATGGAAGTTGATATCAAGGGATCTTCAAAGATGATTTACCGTCCCGACTCCCCTAGACCATGTGGTGCTAAACTGTGGATTGAAACTGAAGCAGACGTTGAGATGATAGGTGCGACATGATTGTATTTAAAACTCTTAAGTATAAGAACTTACTATCGTCTGGAAACACTTGGACTACGATAGACTTTACTGATACTAAATCCACACTCGTACTTGGTCATAATGGTGCAGGTAAGTCTACTATGTTAGACGGTATCTCGCTTGCTCTATTTGGAAAACCACATCGTAGCATCTCAAAGGGACAGTTAGTCAACTCAATAAACAAGAAGGATTGTATCGTTGAGGTAGAGTTCTCTATTGGGCAGACCGACTTTAAGGTTGTGCGTGGCATTAAGCCTACTAAATTTGAAATCTACAAAGACGGTGGTATGATCAATCAGTCTGCACATGCACGTGATTACCAACGGATCTTAGAACAAAACATCCTAAAACTTAATCACAAATCATTCCATCAAATCGTTGTGCTTGGTTCGTCATCATTCGTACCATTCATGCAGTTGTCTTCGGCGCATCGTCGTGAGGTAATTGAGGATCTCTTGGACATTGGTGTATTCTCTAAGATGAACGGATTGGTTAAGGAGAAGAACTCTGAACTCAAAGAGAACATTCGTGAGACCACATACCAAATTGATCTATATCAAGAGAAGATTGATCTACAGAAGAAGTATATTCGAGAAGTTGAAAACCTAAGTGGTGAACAGATTAGTGACAGTGAAGAACAAGTTGATATGTCTCGTGAAACTATTCGTCAATTGCAAGAAGAGAATGAATCTATTGGTCTTGAGATAGAAGCCCTATCTGATGGTCTGTCTGATGGTCTATCCACCACTAACAACAATAAGACATCGCTGTTACATTTCCAAGCGACTATTAGTCAACAGATTAGTACGGTGGTCGCTGAAGCGCAGTTCTTTGATACTAATGATAACTGCCCCACATGTGAACAGGGCATCACCGAAGATCTTAAAGGTCAGAAGCTTAAAAGGGCTAAGAGTCGTGCGGTTGAACTTAAAAAAGGATTGACCAAGGCTAATAGTGAAGCACGTACCATTGAGGATAGGCTGACTGTATTGAATGAAAAGGTACAGATAATTGCTTCGAAAACAAACGACACTAATGCTAACAATAGGGAGATCGCTAGACTACAATCTCACATCAAAGATCTCCAAGATAAAATGGAAGCTATTCGTGGTAAAGATGGTGACATCTCTAAGGAGCGCAACAACCTTGCAGATCTACAAGAAGAGCGTGAAACCGCATTCGAAACTCGTCTTACAGATAATGAGACATTAGCATACAACATTGCTATGAGTGAGATGCTTAAAGATACAGGCATCAAGACTAAGATCATTAAGCAGTATTTGCCTATCATCAATAACTTGGTGAATAAGTACCTACAAATTCTAGACTTCTTTGTACACTTTAATCTGGATGAGAACTTCAGTGAGACTATTAGATCACGTCATCGTGACACATTCTCATACGATTCATTCTCAGAAGGAGAGAAGCAACGCATTGATCTAGCACTACTATTCACTTGGCGTATGATTGCTAAGATGAAGAACTCAGTATCCACTAACCTATTAATCCTTGACGAAACATTTGACTCGTCATTGGATCATGACGGGGTTGACAATCTAATGAAGATCATATATAGTTTGGGAGATGAAACAAACGTATTTGTAATCTCGCATAAAGGAGAGATCTTAGACGGAAAGTTTGATAAGAAGCTAACCTTCTTTAAGGACAAAAACTTCAGTAAGATGAAGTAACTACTTGACATATAGTTCTAACTGAGCTATACTAATTTACATTATAACTATGGAGCCATATGATGGAACTATCTGAAAACACACTATCAATCCTTAAGAACTATGCTGGTATCAATTCCAACATGGTCATTGAGAAGGGTAACACTGTCCGAACAATTTCGGAAGCCACTAATATCTTGTCATCAGCACAGATTGTTGAAGACTTTCCGACTACATTCGGTGTATATGACTTGAACTCATTTCTTGGGGTGTTGTCCCTAGTTGATACTCCCAATCTAGATTTCTCTGACGACTATCTTACCGTTAGCGATTCTTCTGGTAGAAGTAAGATCAAGTATTTCTATTCAGATCCTGAGATGTTGACTAAACCACGTAAGAATGTGGTAATGCCAACAAGTGACGTAAACTTC